CCAAGCAGCGAAATGTTCTTGCGCGGGTTTCATTAAGTTAGAAAACCACTTTTTTAATGTCTTTTTTGGTGTCATATTACTAAAAATATTAAGTTATTACTTATTAGTTAAAGCCGATGTACTCTATGAATTGCACCACGCGGTAAGGTGGCATATTGTTATGGGGCTGGTCGCCACCAACTGAGGAGGTATTTTGATTATAATAAGCATCATATGTACCACTATTCCAATTACGCCCTCCTAAAAGCCCTCCTCCTCCATAACGATTGTAGAGACTCTCACTACCTTGTTGGTGATTGTGAGCAGGCATTTCCTCAATAGTGAGTTTGTGAGAACGTTCGCCTCCTTGTTTAAGGATCTGATTAAGACCATAGTCTTGAAAATCTTCAGGTTTCTTAACATAGTCAGGGTCAAGACCTATAGGCATTCTACCTCGTAAGTTCACGTATTCTCTCCAGCCTGCGGGTATTTCTGAGGCGGGCTTTCCCCATAAGGCGATAAGTCCAATAGGTACGGCTTGCTTTTGTTTTTCTAATTTTTCAATGCGCTCAAGGAGCTTTTTTGTCTCGGTGTTATCTGTTTTATTTTCTCCTAAATATTGGAGATTGTACACACGTTGAAAGTCTTCCCAATTGTAAGTCTTTTCAGGGGTAGAGCGACCAAAAGCCGCTGTGCGAATGGTTTCTAAGGGGCGAAAAAAACCATCCTCAAAGGTTACCTCATTGGTTTCCTCTTTAATAATAACGGTATCTCCTTTCGCACCTCCCTCAAATGGGAAAAGTTCTCCGTTGATAAAGACAGTACCTGGGGTGATGGTGTTGCCTATCTCCTCGCAACCTGAGATAATTGCCTTATTGCCTGCCATACTTCCTAAGCTATTGAAGAGGCGGTAGCTGTTCTGCATAAAGGCAAGGAACGCCACATCAAAAGGATAGCCTGCGTTGTGTTCTGTATGTAACTTATTCATAATCCTCTCCCCGTTCCCCTCCCTTTCGGGGAGGGCAATCCGCACGGGGTAACGGTTTTAGTTATGATTTATCTCCCATCGTTTGCCTGCGAGCTTGTAGAAGTTCACGAGGGCTTCAAGTTTATATTTGTCGTATGTTAAGTCCTTGGGGAGGACTACTATAAAATCTACTCCGCCGTCGATATAGTCGCCTCGTTGGTAGAGGAATAATTTGCCTAAGTACAAAGGCTTATTAGCACTGCGGGGATAGATATACAATCTTTGTTTCTGCCTGCCGTCCTCGATACGGATACGCCGTTGTTCGTCATCAAACTCATCATTAAGAGCCTTGCGCAAATAGCATACTTGGCTGTTGTGTGCCAAGTTGTACAAGTCGGCTTGGCGAGCTCGCTGAAAGTCGTACAGCAGTTTGTGCAAGGGCGTTGCCAAGGTGCGTAACCACGCTATGAGCTTCGGTTTGCGCAGGAAGGTAGGGGTTAGCAGTACGAGCAGTTTGTCGATATTAAGGTTATACATTACTGGTATAGATTATATCGTTAAAGTTATCAATGGTAAAGTAGCCTGCGGTGGGTATTTTGCTTATCTCTATCGTTTCAAACGCGCCATACTCGCCACTACTGGTGATGTTCTTACTTTGTGCTAACACTAAGTGAGGTATTTTAACCCCCTCTGCTTGTTGAAGTGCATCAATAAGGTGTGCTAATACCAATTCGCCGTTAAATGGCAACCTTTTTAAGTAGCTTTTTATAGCCTCTTCTACTGGGTGTGTAGCGTGGATAATGCTTTGTCCGTTACTATCCAATACAAGCGGATCATATACTATCTTCATTTGCAAGTGCAGCACATCGGGTTGGTAGTTCACTACCGATAGGCGTACACCCGCGTCTTTGATTTCCTGTAAGTAGGCTTCAAAGGCTTGCTTTTGGGGTTCGGTGATAGGTTGCAATTGCTCGCCTTGTTCGCCTGCTATTTTTACTATAAGTCTACCTTCGTTTTTACTCTCAATCACAGCCGAGTACTTCACTATCTTACTTGCTTCTATGGCTTCCTCTGTGTGTCCCACATTGTTAAACTTGTCGCTGTCTGGCAACAAGTCGAAGCCATATTGAAAGGCAAGGGCTTTGCTGCGATACCAACGTGCCGTATGTGGTTTGAGTTCCGACAAACGTTTGTCTATATCCTCTCTATGTAGGTCAAAGAGTTTTTCCAAGCTCCATATTGCTACTGAGATGATGTACACCCACAATCGCCATATAGCCACTTTGGAGGTGCTGTTGAGGCTTTCCAGTGCAGGCTCTTGTGCTTTAGCTTGCAGGATAAGGTTTTGTATTTCTTGTATAGTGCGTGCCATAGTTATTCTTTACTTACTACAAAATCAAGGTTTATTGCCCAAATGCTGATGCCTTCGAGGCGTTCAAAAACTTGCTCATCTTCTTTAGAAAAGGCTGTGGCGGGCTGCAAATTCTTGGCAGTGTAGTAGCCTAAAATATCTTTGTTGGTAAAGGCTTCTGCAGGTAATACTAAGGTTTTGCCCGCTTGCACATCATCAGTGATGTTAATAGCGTTGGCTTCGGCAAACTCAAAGACACTTTCTATCGTGCCCGTGTGTTGCAGGGCAATGTCTAATAGACTTTGATTATGTAATACTGTTATCATCGTTGTCATTGAGCTCAAAGGTTTTATAAAACTTCTTATTAATTATCTTGAGCAGTACTTTAGCAAAGCGAAAGCCTAAACAATCTAAGTTCTCCAAGAGACTCACCACGAGTTGCCATATAATCCCTATAAGTACTATCCAGTAAAGCCAATGGAAGGGGTCGAACTCAAAACCTCCAAGACTTGGAAACTCTACATTAGCCGAGAAGGTATGCAATATATAAATAGGTACAAGATAGGTGGCTATTTTCAAGAGCATACGCCCAAACTTGCGACTCTCGTGCTTCTCGCCCCTCTTTCGTGAGGCTTGTACCCCCGTGATCCACTCAAAGATAAGTAACACTACATAAGCGGTTAGGAATAAATGGTTGAAACCAAAAAGAAAATGCACGGTGGCAAATAGTAATGATAGTATAACGTCCATTTTGATAAATAGCATTGAAAAGGTGTGACCAAAGGATGAGCGTAGGAAGTCTTGAGAGTCCCTAAAGCCAAATCCTTGTAAGATGTAGTTGAGTTTTGTCATATTGTTATTTTGTTTTTAACTTATTGTACCCGTTCCAGTACTGTTAGTAGCACCAGTTTGGGCGGTGGCTGTACCTGCCGTGCTTACGGATATACCTGATTGCACTGTTACCTCGCCACTCTTGACGAATGCTTCAATAAGGCTTGCCAAGCGTTCGGCGTACTCTTCCATACTTGCATCGGTTTTGCGTTGCATATCTTGTTGTAAGGCGATAATGCCTTGTTGAAGGGCTTGTTTGTTTAGTGCCATAGTGCGTTTATTTTGTTGTTAATTTCTTCAAACTTGGCTACGTTCTGCGGGGCAAAGTTGCCAGGACCTGCGGGAGTTTGAATGATAGCGTTTTTAAGTTCTGTTAAAAGGTCGTTTAAAAGGGTTTTAAAATCGGCTTGCTCATTTTTAAGTTGCAGTTTTCCGTCTTCTATCTTTAGGGTAAAATCTCCCAAGATGCATTCTACTTTCTCCAGCTCGGAGGTTCCTACTACTATTGCCGTTTCCTTGTTGATAAAAGACACACATACCAGCGAACCCACTTTGGGTTGAAAGTAGAAGCCTCCGTGCTCAAAATCTACTACTAAATATACATCGTTAATAGGTGAACTACCGTCTAAGGGACTTACATCAGCGGTTTTAGCCTCCTCATCTACAGAGGTTACCTCGCACACCTTGGCGTATAGTTCCTGTCCCGTATTGGCTAATTGCTGTATCAGTTCTTTTATCATAATGCATTCCCTAATTCAATCTTTTGTCGGTAGCCATTGGTACCAAAACTAATCTCATTTTTTTTTACTAAATAAGTACCACTATTGCCATCGGAGGCGTGTATTTCTACCATATCGCACTTGCTTACTTCGGGTACACCAAAGGTTTCAAACGAGCCCTTAAAACCACTTTGCTTGTAGCGTTCCAAAGCCTGCATTGCGTACTTCTTTAGCTCCTCC